TATCTTGTCCTACCCTCTCTATACCTTCGTCATGATGGCCCATGCCAAGCGTATGATACGTTTGGACATGGCCAGACTGGTAGGCCGAGATTTCAACCTTGTCCTGATGTCTGTGCGTCATAGCGCAACACATCGCATCGACGATGGAGGAGGACCAGATTACGCGCCAACGGTTGTTCTCCACTTTCTTTGGCGGATGTGGTTCTGCCTTCAAGAAGGCGCAGAGTGGGTCTGAAAGACCAAACTTCAGCATTTCTACTGGCGTCATATCATTCATTCCATCTTTGCCCCATAGGAGGCGTAGAAGTAGCCTGCACTTAACGAGGTACGTCAACTTGGCCACTCCATCCGGCGTCTGCCACGCGTTCTTTTGTCCGCTAAGGAAATGCGAACTCCAGCCAGTGGACTTTGATCCGTCCAACGTGTTCACGACGTTGTATACGTTCTCCCGCACGTTGAGAAAGTGAGCAGTCCTGGTGGGAACTCTTGAGAGAAACCTCTTGTAAATGTACTTCATGACCTTCTCGCGCCTCTCGTTAGAGAAGGACGGCCCGAGGCACTTAGCAACCGACAATTGAGCTCTCAAAGAGTCTTCCAGTTCATTCACAGACCCCGCAGGGATCACAAACTGGGACATTTCAAGTCCCATCTTCTTACATCTGTCTATCTGCTCTTGAGTGATTGCCTTCCTCTTCTTGCCCGGATTGTGAGAGCCAGAGAACTTGCCCACTTGTCGAGCCATAACTTCATGGGTCTCACTGTTCGTGACTAAGGTGGCGGGATCGTCGAAGAACTCGAGATCCGCGGAGGACATGTATTGCCTGTAGGTGGCGAATGCGGCTGTGGCCAATAAGGCTGCTGGTGTCCAGCCACTCAAATTCCATTTCCCAGGGTTGTCTTCCTTCAAAAGGGCGTCTACGTCAACCCTGTTAACTTCATCCTCCGCGTTGTACTTCGGCACTGCTGTGCCAGCAGTCGCAAACCTGCCTCTCCGTTCGTCTTGGAGAGGGGTAGTAGACAACTTCGGCAACTCCACTTGTTCGTCAGGGAGATTCAGATCTGGCACCACGTCCTCGTAACTTTCCTCGTCCTCTGGAATCGTCTCCATCTGCTCCGGAGTCTGGAGGTCGGCAGTTGCCGCGCTCGGACCATAAATGACCGGAGGCGCGGTTGGCCTCGGC